AGCAGCTTCACTTGTTCAAACTCAAAAAAAGCCTGTATTTGAATTATTTCCAGATACTGAAAAGCCAAAACCAAAATCTAAGCCCAAAAAGGTAAAACTCAATGGCGATAACTCTTGATGCTACTGTTGGCGGTGCAAACGCAAACACTTATATCACTCTTGCTGATGCAAATACATTTATTGAGGGTTTAGTACTCAGTGATGACGCTGCGGCATGGGACGGCTCAAGCAACGATAATAAAAACAGAGCTTTGTTTACAGCAGCCCAAAGGATAGACAGAGAGAAGTTTTTGGGAGCTAGAGTAAATGATACTCAAGCTTTAGAGTGGCCTAGATCAGGAGTAAGGAAACCTGACACATACACCAACTTGTATGGATTAAGTTTTCCAAATAGATTAGTTGCTGATTATTACCTTGATACTGAAATCCCAGATCGGGTAAAACACGCACAGGTCATCTTGGCTGTATATCTAAACAACAACAGGAACGGACTGGAACTAAGCGGCCTAGAAGATTTTGCTGCTGTAAGTATTGGAAATATAAATGTAACCCCTAGATTTTATGGGGCTACTGGTATTGATCGTATTCCACCAATAGTTGATCATTACTTGATGGGTATTAGAATAGGTGGAAGAGCAAACTTATCTATTAAGAGGAGCTAATTGTGTATCAACCATTTATCGGTGCTGAAGTGATTGCAGACACTAATAATCACACAGGAAGATTTGCAAAACTTATTGCAATGGAAGATTCAGTTGCCAGTTTAAATGGCCCTGAGTTTAGAGGTGATGTTTCAAATATAACAATGAAAGCTAATACAACTGTGGAGTGTATCCTGACAAGTGTTACTTTATCGAGTGGCACTGTTATTGCATATAGAATCTAATGAGTCTTGCTAAAGCACTAAAAAAAGCTGCCAGTGCTTCATTAAAGAAGCTCGGTGGTGATGTAACTATCAGACAGGTGACGGCAGGGGCATATAACACCACTACTGGAGCTATTACAGAATCTACATCTGATACAACCATCAAAGGTGCTTTAAACAATGTTTCAAGAAATCAAGTAAATGATTTGATTGAGTCACAGGATAAATTGCTAACTATATCTGCTGGTGATCTTACATTTGCCCCTACAACAAAAGACAGAGTGGTTATAAGTAATGTTGAATTTAAAATTATTCAAGTAATAACAAATGAGCAAAATAATACACCAGTAAGTTTTGATCTTATCTTGAGGTAATTATGACCAGACAAATTAGAATAGATCAGATTCCAGATGTTATGGAGGAGGCGGTGATTGATTTGGTAGCTGCAACTACCCTTGAGTGGACTAGAAGAGTAAAAAAGGCTACACCAGTTGACACTGGTAGGCTACGGAACTCATGGCAGACTGAGATAAAACCAACTAGCGGAACCATAATTAACAACTTACCTTACGCAGAACCTGTTTGTTATGGAACTAACTTGCCACCATCATGGGGCGATCGGTTTAGAACAAGACAAAAAACTGTTGCTGGATTTCCAGAACTTATTGGAAAAGAGTTACAACAATGGGCAACTGATGAATATAACAAAATCAAACGGAGGATATAATGGCTGCTGTTGATTTAAATACTGTGAGATCCACAATAGAGGCTAGGTTAGCCACAGAGCTTGCTTCAAGCCCAGTTATACCTGTTGTATTCAACAACATGACCTTTGACTCTACTGCTGAAGATACCTTTGTACAGTGCGTTACAAGCTTTGGTGCAAGTAGTTATTTGACACAAGGTGGTGCTAGTGATTCTGATAATTTAATTAGTGGATTACTTTTATTGAATGTATTTACAGAAGAGGGTCTTGGGGCAGGGTCAAACTTTACAATTTGCAAAAGACTTAGAGACTTATACAATAGAATCACAGTATCAAGTGTTATTTTTGATGCACCTATTGGGCCTGAGATTTTTGCCTCAAGTCCAGAAGGTAAGTTTCAAACTCAATTAAGAGTAACATTTACAATTTATGAGGATCTTTAATTATGCCAAAGCTTGAAATCACAGAAGAAATGCTTGACGCTATTGAAGCAGTAAAAGGAGTAAGAGATTCACAGATGTGGGATCCTAACTGCAAAAGATATATGGAGAGTCAACAAAATCAAGAAAAAGATGTAAAAAAGTCTGAAAAGAGTTAATATATTTATAAATCTTTCTTTTTTTTGTTATGGCAGCTATTAAAGGTGATAGTGGAAAGATCATGTTCCACAATGCGGCTGGTACTGAAGCTGATATTGCTGGGACTAGATCTTGGGAACTAAGTGTTTCAAAAGATACTTTGGAAACTACAGTTCAAGGTAACACTGCAAAAACATTTATCGGTGGACTTATTTCTGGTGAAGGTTCAGCAACCCTTATCTACGACAATGCTGGAAACTCTGATTATTTATCATTTGTTGAAGATATTTTAACAACAGGTGATGCTGGAGACGCATTGTTTGAACTATTTCCAGATAGCAGTGCAAGCTCTAAAAAGTTAGCTTTTTCTGGAATAATTACAGGAACAACTTACGGAGCTTCAGTTGGAGAAACACAGGAAATAACTGTTAACTTCATTACAACTGGTGCAATAACTTCAGACATATAGTAAATTAAAAACACTTCGCATTTAATTTATGGCAGAAAAAAGAACCCTCGACCTTTTAAAGGAATCGTTTGACCTCTCTAAAAGGCGTAAATTTGACGTTAAAGATGATGACGGCAAAGTTGTAGTGAGTTTATATTTCAAGGCAATTACAAGGGCTGACAGGGCCAGAGCAACGCAAAGGGCTGGTAGTGATGATCCTTTAATAGTTTCTACTCATATGCTTTGTCAGTTAGCAGAGAAAGAAGATGGCACAAAAGCATTTCACCCAGCAGATTTTGCTAATTTGCAAAATGAGCTACCAGAAAATGTTTTGAATGAAATAGAGTTGTTTTTATTTGGTGTCAATGCAAATTTAAATATTGATAACGCAAAGGAATCTTAAAGGGGGATAACTGGTTAAATTTTGAGTTTTTCCTTGCAACAGAATTAGGTAAGACAGTAAGTGAACTAAGAACACAACTTACAGATGAAGAGTTGATATTTTTTGCTGGTTACTATGAATTAAAGTATGATAGGGAAAAGAAACAGGCTGAAGCGGCAAAACGCAAAGCCAAGTATAGTTAAAGGAGTTATTGTTTAGTCGTGGCAGTCTCTAATGTAGAACTAAGAGTTAATGCTACGCAAGCGATCACAGCGTTAAAGAATGTTGATGTACAGGCAAAGAAATTTAATCAGACTGTAGGCGGTACAAGTAGCAAGTTAAAAGACGCAAATCATGGATTGAGGTTGTTACCTAAAGGATTTTTTGGTGCTGGTAAGGCTGCAAATGGAGCTTCACTAGCTTTTAAAGGTGCGGCTGCTAGTCTTGCAACTTTATTAGGCCCAATAACTGCTGGTATAACTGCTGTTGCTGCTTTTGGAAAAGTATTTAGTACTTTAGCCGCACAGGACTTTGCCACTGCAAAAGTTAAAACTCTTGGAGTTGATGTAGATGCCTTAAATCCAAAACTGGCAAGTTTATCTAATCAGCTTAGTGGTCAAGTATCTCAGCTTAATTTGTTATCAGCGTCTTATGATGTAGCGTCTGCTGGTTTTGGTAAAACTGCTGAATTAACAGATGTCTTAAAAGCATCACAGTTAGGTGCAACTGGTGGATTTTCTGAATTAGGCACTGTTGCTGATGCTACTACTTCTGTTCTTAATGCTTATGGTCTTAGTTCAGACAAAGCAGCTAAATTAGTTGATGGATTTATACAGACACAGAATGACGGTAAAATTGTAGTAGATCAATATGCACAACAGATAGGTCGTTTGGCACCAATAGCTGCTGGTGCTGGTGTTGGGATAGATGAACTTAACGCTGCCATATCTACTGTCACTGCAACTGGTGTTCCTGTTGAATCTACCTTTGCTGGCTTACGACAGGTCATTGCTTCAATACAAAAGCCCACTGGTGAGGCTTCAAAAGCGGCTGAAAAGCTTGGTATAGATTTCAGTGCAACTGCACTTAGTACAAAAGGTTTAGGTGGTGTTTTAGAAGAAGTTGTGGAAAAAGGAGGAGCTACTGAAGAAACACTTGCTTTGTTATTTGGTTCTGTTGAAGCAAGAACAGCAGTATTGCCACTTCTTAACGATCAGCTTGTATCTTTCAATAAAAATTTAGAAAATCAAGCAACTGCACAAGGCACTGCGGCCAGAGCCGCATTTACAGCATCAAATACAATACAAGGACAGCTTAAAAGATTAGGCACAGCATTTACAAATTTAGCTGGAGAAGGTTCAGAATTTGGTGTAATTATCAGAGAAACTTTAAAGGTTGCTGCTGTTACTGTCGAGGCTTTAGGGGCTGCTTTTAAATTGGTTCTAGCTCCTGTTAGAGCTATTTTTGCTGCTGTGAATGAAGTAGGAAAAGCTATTGCAGAGGCTATTGGGGTAGATGCTACTAATTTTGTATTTGATCTTGAACAGTCATGGATAGCAGTTAAAGAAGGTGTTACTGCTTTTTCTGATAGTGTCGTAAAACTAGGTACAACTGTTGGAGAAGTAATAGGCAAAATTGTTGGATTTATAGTAAGACAATTTAAAAAAGTAGTGGATTTTGTAAATGAAAATCCAGTATTAAGATTTATTTTCGGCAGAGTAACACTTCCACCTTTAAAACTTGCTATTGAAACAAACACAGAAGCTGCTACAGAACTTAAAGAGGCAGTAGAAGGTACAGTTGAGCCAGCCAATAACATTAAAGAAATAAATATTTCTACTGGGCAAGTGCTTACAGCAAATACTGATGCAATAGTTAATGCTAATACAGCTTTAGGAACTGGTGTACAGATTTTAGATTTACAAAACCAACAAGCCGATAAATTAAAACAAAAGTTTGACCAAATCGGACAATCTGTTGAGCAAAATTTGGTGCAGAATTTAACTGATGCTGTAATGGGCGCACAGACGCTTGGACAGGCATTGTCTAATGTCTTAAGAAACTTGCAAAGGCAGTTGGTAGAAATGGCAATGCAAAATGCTGTCAGTGGGCTAGGAAGTTTAATTAGCACAGGTTTAGGAGCATTAATTGGCGGTGGTGGAGGAAGTGTGCCTCTTGTAACTGATGATGTTTTTAAATTAGGATTTGACACAAGTTTACTTAGTCTAGGTGGTAAAGGTTTTGCTAATGGTGGTAATCCACCAGTCGGCAAAGCTTCACTTGTGGGCGAAAAAGGGCCTGAGTTGTTTGTTCCTTCCAAAAGCGGTACTATTATTCCAAATCATGCTCTTGGTGGTACTACTAACGTGGTAGTAAATGTAGATGCCTCTGGAAATCAACAAGCACAGGGAGATGGTGACAAAGCAACTAAATTAGGTGAACTTATTGCAGCAGCAGTTCAAGCAGAAATTGTTAATCAACAAATGGCTGGAGGTTTATTAAGTTAATGGCTAGTTTTCCAACCACTGTAAATCCTACTTATGGATTAAGGAAAAATTCTCAACCAAATGTTCGCATCGCACAGTTTGGATCTGGATTTTCTCAAAGATCTACATTCGGTATAAATCAGAATCTTAAAATCTATAACTTTAATTGGAAAAATATATCAGAGACAGACGCAGATGAGATTGAAAATTTTTTAGATACACAAGCTGGTGTTACAGCTTTTGATTACACTCCAGCAGGGGAATCAGCTTCGAAAAAATTTATTTGCCCTCAATGGAATAAAACTATACCTTATTTGAATAGAGCATCAATATCAGCTACATTTGTGGAGGTAGCAGAAGCATGACTAGTACACAAATTTCACCATCATCTTCAAAAATTAGTGAAGAAATACAAAAGCTAGAACCTTCAGCAATCATAGAATTGTTTGAACTTAAATTAACTGCTGATATAAATGGTGTAGATTCAATATTTTATTATCATGCTGGAACAAATGAATTAAAAAGTGACATTGTTTTTAATGGTATAACCTATGCTGCTGCACCAGTAGAGGTAAAAGGTTTTAACAAAACAACTAAAGGTACATTACCTCGGCCAACTTTTAGTGTTGCAAATGCTAATAATGCTATTACAAATTTATTAATTTTATATAGTCCTTTAAATGCAGAAGTAAAAAGGATTCAAACTTGTAAAAAATTTCTTGATGCTGTAAATTTTTCTGGCGGTACAAATGCCACAGCAGATCCTACAGCAATTTTTCAAACTGATGATATTTGGTATATAGATAGAGTTGCAGCAGAAACACCAGAGTCAGTGACTTTTGAACTTACAGGTAAAATTAATTTACAAAATCTTAGATTACCAAGAAGGCAGATCGTTGAACATTGCCCTTGGCTGTATCGTGGTACTCAATGTGGTTATAAGGGTAAAAAGTTTTTTGATACAAATGATAAAAAAGTATCAACTGAAGCTGAAGATAGATGTGGTCACAAATATTCAAGTTGTTTATTACGTTTTTCTGGAATACTTAATAAAGTTCCTTATGGTGGATTTTTAAATGCAAGGTTACAGATGTGACGATATTTAAACAAGCTGCTAAAGATCACGCAATTAAAGAAGCACCCAAGGAATCTTGTGGAATTGTTGTTAATGATATTTATTATCCTTGTAATAATATTTCGGATACACCAGAGGATAATTTTGCTATTCACCCAAAAGATTTTTTGAAAGCAAGATCAAAAGGTAAGCTACAATATATAGTCCACTCACACCCAGTAGGTGGTAATGCAAGCGAACAAGACAAAAAAGCTTGTACAGCTACAAAGATACCTTGGTACATCTATCTTTTACCAAAGGACACATGGCAGATTATAAATCCTTAGTAGGCAGACAATGGCAATATGGTGTTTTTGACTGTTACACTATAGTGCGTGATTATTATGCGTTATTAGGAATTGACTTGCCAGATTATGAAAGGCCAGAAAATTTTGAAACTTGTAAAAGTATTTTTCTTAGTGATGCAAGTAAATTAAATTTTAAAAAAGTAGATATAAATGAAAGAAAACCAGATGACGTTTTAATAATGAAGATATGGACAAAAGAACCAATGCACGGTGCTATTCTTTTAAAAAATGATATGATACTACATCAAAAATTAGACTCTGTGAGTTGTTCAGAGTACTTTAACCATTATTATAGGAAAAGAACTGTAGGGTGTTTTAGATATGCAGCATAAAATTCTGCTGCTAGATGAATTAGGTGAGAGGTGGGGTAAAACTCATGTGTATCATAATCTAAAATCGCCAAGTGAGGCATTAAAGTTACTTTATATAAATTACCCTGACTTAAAAAAATATTTTGTTACTGCTCACGAAGATGGAATAAGTTTCACAGTTGTACAAGCTGGTGAGTATTTAGGTTATGAGGATTTAAATTTACCATTAGGACAAAATGATCTAATTATTGCACCTGTTATTTCTGGAAGTAGTGGTGTCGTTAAAACATTAGTTGGAGTAGGTTTAGTGCTTGCTACTGGTGGATTTGGTGCTGGTTTTGGTGGTACAGCATTGTTTGGTAGTGCTGCTTTAGGTGCAGCAGCAGCAAACTTAGGAGTAGCTTTAATTATAGGCGGTGTTACGGATATACTTTCGCCACAACCACAATTACCTGGCTTTGATTTTAATGCACCTGTTTCAGGTTTTACTGGCGGTGCTGGTGGTATTACAAGAGGATCTGATGGTTCACAAAGTTATGGTTATACAGGAGCAGCTAACACTGTTGGCATGGGTAAAACAATCCCTGTAGTTTATGGAAAAGCATTAATAGGCGGTCATGTTTTAAGTGCAAACATAGATATAGCATCAAGTGACGATACATTGATGAAATTTATTAGACCACCAAGCTTAAGCACAGTTAGATTTAATGGAGAAGAATTAAAAGGAAAATACACAAATGCTGGTGGAATGAAAGCAAGAAGATATAATGGAACAAATGGTAGTTTAAGTGGTAAAAAATTTTTAAATTCAAATAAAGTTATAGATTTAGAAGTAGAAGGTGAGCAAGAAATTGATACTATATTAGGTTCATCAAGTGGTACTAAAAAGACTTCAAAATTTCAAATTCTTTTTAGAGTCAATGGACTAATGGATTTTGTAGGAGAAGAAGGTACTACAAGGATTGATGGATTTATAACATATCAAATAAAAATAAGAGAAAAGAGTAAGAAAACTTTAGTTTTAAACAGTCAATCAACAATTCAAGGACTTACTAGAAAAACACAAAATTATAGTTATTGTGTAAAATTACCTTATCAGCATATAGCAGATAAAGACACTTATAAAATAACTATAAGTATTGTTGATACGGGAGTTGATTTTAATAAAGCTTCATTAATAATAAGACAGATAGGATATAGTTTGTTAAAAGATTAATTATGCCTTTAAATTCAACGTCAGTAATAAAAATTGTTGATCTTCTTTGTGAGGGCGAAATTCTTGGAATTGTAGGAGGTAAGAAAGGAATTTTCTTAAATGAAACACCAGTAAGATCGGAAACAGGTACATTAAATTTTATTCCAGAACATTTTGATTTTGACTTAAGAACAGGTACAAAAGAACAAGCTCAGTTAAAAAGTTATCAAAAAGATGGAGCATCAAATGTAACAAATATTTCAGAAGAATTAGGAGAAAATTATAGTGAAACTGTCAATGAAAACAATAAAGTAATAGATAGAAAATATGGTGCAGGTAAAAAAATAATACAGATAATAGATCCACAAACAACATCAGTCGAATTTCTTTTTACAATACCCTCCCTATTTTGCACTGCTATGGAAGGTGTTGCTAGGGGTCAACTATTTAATGCAAGAGTAACGATTCAAATTTTTTTAAAAGCTAACGGAAAAGATTTTAACAAAGTCTATGAAAAAAGTTTCACAGGTATTTCAACATCTGAATTTCAGTTTAAATCAAATCAAATAGATTTGACAGTAGATGAAAATGGCAAAGAATTAAAAGCACCTTTTACAATAAAAATACGAAAAATAACAAAAAATGAAAATGATTATGAAGTTAAAAAAACAGATTTTGAAGATATAGATGAAGATACAGCACTAGAAAATACAAGAGCAAATAGAATATTTGTAACATCAATGATTGAAAGACAAGATTTTAAAAGTCGTTATCCATTTACAGCTTGTGTAGGTTTATCATTATCAACTGAAGCCTTTTCTTCCCTACCCACGAGAGCATATTTGTTAAAAGGATTAAAAGTGGCTATTCCTCACAATGCAACAGTAAGAGATGATGGGAGTTTAGCATTTAATGGTTCTTTTGATGGGAGTCTTTTACAAGATGATGATGGTACGATCCTGAAACAATGGACAACTTGCCCTGTTTGTATTTTCTACGATATGCTAACAAGCGATAAGCATGGGGCAGGGGATTTTATAAAAGCAGCAAACACAAGTTGGGTAGATTTATACCCACTTGCTCAATACGCAAATCAACTTGTAGAAACGCCAGATGGAGAAGAACCAAGGTTTGCTATAAATACTGTAATAGCTGCACAGAATGATGCTTATAGGGTCTTACAAAACCTTGCCAGTACATTTAGAGGTATGACATATTGGGCTGCTAATACGGTTAATGTAGGTGCGGATCATGGAGATTTAGATGGAGAAGAAGTAGATCCTGTACATATTTATAATAATTCAAATGTTATTGGAGGTGTTTTTAATTATTCTGGAACGTCTTTAAAAACAAGATCAACTTCAATAAGAGTAAGATATAACGACCCAGATAATTTATATAAACCAAATGTAGTAGTCGTTGAGGATTATGATTTAATTACAAAATATGGTTATCAGGTTAAAGATATAGTTGCTTTTGGTTGTTCTTCTAAATATCAGGCACAAAGATTAGGGACTTGGATTTTAAAATCAGAAGAATTAGATGCAGATGTTGTAGTTTTTCAGACAGGTTTAGATGGTCTTGCTGTATTACCAAGTCAAGTTTTTGCAGTAGCAGATGAAATGAGGGCTGGTATAAGATTAGCTGGTCGTGTGGGTTCTGGTTCAACTACTTCTCATATTGTTGTTGATAAAGATTACAATACAATTCTAACAAATATTGATTCTTCAACAGATTTTATAAG